TCGCAGTGCTGCTTGACGTCGTCTGATCAACTGTTTAAAGTGCTGGACATCTTCTTTGTTGTCGATTGTCATGGCTGCATTCAATTGCCTTTTGGCACGACGAATAGCGACTTCCATGCGTCGTTGTTTGGCAACCAAGTCCGCATTGTCAATCGCTTGCTTTGGATCATACTGTTTCATATGAACATCAAGATCCGGATCATAAATTTGAATGTACAATCGATGCCGGCAATTAATCCCTTGGGTTCCATCAGGCTCGCCGTATCCATGATCATAGATGGATGGAATGTGCCGTAATTCTTTCGGTGCCTCTTCTGTACGAACAATTAGCACCCATCCCCCTTGGATATGCGCACAGTGTGGTCGTGCAGCCACATGGCTACTCATTAAAGCTGTGACGATGCCATGATCTAAGCCTCGCTTAAGTCGCAGATCCTGATAAACACGGTGAGTGGTTGCTTTTAAAACCATCCGAACGTAGCGCTCAAGGCTCCATTCACGACCTGCTTTATCGACAAAGGTCGTCATCACCCCTTTTTCCACCATCGCATAGATTGATTCTCTAAGTGCCTGTTGCGGCGTTTTAGCACCACCGATGATTTTAGCTACTGTATCGTTAAGAACTTGCTGATACATTTTCGCTAAAGGATTGTCAGGGTAATTGGTGTCGATCAGTGTTTGATTGATATGGTTGTCGAGATCACGCCACTGTTGGTTGAAATATGACTCCATCACATTATCGATTTCAGTCCTTGGAGGCGGTTCTGTTCCTTTTTGCTTAGACAAATTCTTGTCCAGATCAGAAACGACGTCAAAACCCGTGTCCACGACGATCTTACGTAGTTGATCATAAGAATACTGACTTGTTTCGTTTACTAGTTGCTGCAGCGATTGCTGATTCAACAAATTTAATTGCTGCATCTTTTCAATCTTCCAACGGAATGTATTGTCTTCTGTGAGCGGTGTGCTGGATGGCTTATTTAACTGGCGCACAAGCATCTTCATGATTTCATCTTCCATCGCCATATAAGCATCTTCGACGTACGAAGCCTCAATCTCTAATTGCTTTAGCGTAATCGCCATTCAATCACTCCTCGAAGTCTTCGTATCCAGAATCACGTATTTTCCCAGTAGTTTCATCGACCACATCCAATTGCGCTTGTCGATAAAGATCTTTTGCCTTACTATCAGGCAACTTCATTATTTTAGCTAAAGTTAACCATCCGGGAATCAGCCCATCATTTTTCAATTCACGATAATAATCAGATTCTGACTTTTTATCTAAGAATATGCCATCATCAAAGTTAACGCCGATGTCCTCACGATTTGGAGGTTCTCCACTAAACAATGGTTGCCCATCAACTTCTGTAGCCCTGCCGAGTTCACACAGTGCTAGCACAACATCACGAATAAATTCTTCTAATTCGGTTGTTTGTTGGTTTCTTGATTGATACGTCTGCGAGTTCTCGCTGATAACCTCGGTTGCAGTCTTATTTGTAGTACGTACACCAGCACCATCGAAAACGAACGTACCAGTCGAAAGCCCAACTTCCATTTCTAGCAACCTCAAACGATGGTTGATTGCTCCAATATACTGCTCTGTTCGAATTTCATGGGTTAAATCAGTAATCTTAAAATCATCTGGTTTAGCTCCTGGGACAACAACATAAAAATCATCGTTTGGATCAAAGGTCAATTCAATTGTGCCTGTTTCTTTGTTAGGTACGCCATCCAGCATCGATTCAGGAACAGCCACTCGGCGTTTCCCAACATCAATTTCATGATCAAATGCATCCAATGCTTTGTTTAATCGATCGAGCGTCCGCTTGCAGTTGTCGTAAACACCAACACCAAGTGGTGAGTATGGATGGATATTATTAAAACCAGCTGTCTTGAAATAAGAGAAGATCGAACGTTCAATTTCTTCCCCATGCCTCGATGGATCCAACTCTGCATATTGTTCCAAAGTGTCCAACGATACCTGCATCCCTAGAACATTAAATTTTTCACTTTCATAAAGCTCATTGAGCACCCAATACTCTCCATCGATCCACTGGTGAAACTCAAGTAGCGTGTAAAAGAATGTTTTGGAGCCATCAGTTTTGATGGTTTTAAACGCAATCGCACACTGACTGATTTTATTGGTGCTACTCTCCAATGGGTAAAATGCATCAGGTAGCGCCCATGAGAACTCAATTTGTCCTGATTGGTCATTGAAATAAGGGCGTACAACTAAGCCCCCTAGCGCCATTGCTGGCTCAAGGTACTTGCTAAGATTGCGTTTGAAGTCATTATGTTGAAACACAGATTCTATCCAAGCACTGGCTTCATCATATTTTTTAGATTTATCCTCTTTCCCGATCGTGATTTCTGCCTGTTCATTGAACATTACCTTCGCGTACTCAGAAGCAACCTTGCGGGCCATATTGATATTTGCCTTTGCTCTTTGATCAGAATTACAATGCGTGTACCCTTGGTAATAAAGTAAGCTGCTTTGAATACGATCATACTCTTCTCGGCTCATTTGAATCTTAGGATGATCTAAAATACTTTGTAGCTCTTTTTTCGCCCCTATCGCAACCGCCCCCTTTCCAAATACTCTTTTTATTGACTGCCAAAATGACACTGGACCACCTCCTACTAAAGAACATAGCGTTTCGTAAAGTAATTAATTGCGTACCGACATTCATCCAGAGCATGGTTGTTTTTATCAACCGGGTAGCCATTATCATTACGGACATACATCCCTAACTCCTTGATAAAATAATAATGCCCATATTTGCCTTCATGATCGTAAAGAAAAAAGCGTCCTTTAGAAAAGGCGCTTTGCATTCGTTCAATCCCTACTTCAATTTTGGTTCCATTGCTGGTTACTTTGTCTTTTGAGTTGTTGTCTGCTTTTGTTGTGACAATACCCAAGACACGTAATTCCTCACTTAATGACTTACAAGCTGGATCGACAAAGAATTTCGAGTACTTAGGCAGCCATGACCATTCCTTGTAACACCATTCTTTGAACTGCTTGATTTCCTTGGCATACTCACTCATTGCTTTTGTGACACCGGTATCAGCACCGCTATGATAAAAGTTGGCCATTCGATAGAGATAATACTTTCCATCTTTCCACGTAACGAGGTTTAACGAACAAGTTGTCGCATCGCTTTGACCACCATCGGCACTGAAGAACACTTCTACAGGCTTGCCTATGATTTCATTTGTCATATGGGTATCTTCATTAAACATTGAATAGATCACGCCTTCAGGCATCACGCGATCACCTAGCCAATCACGTTTGTAAAGATAATCAGAGACTTTACACTCCGCTTCCCATTCTTTTAATGATCGTTTCGTTAAAATAGGATTATCTTGTGGTCGCCAATGCCGAAACTTGTAAGAACCCGTTTCAATAAAAGGCTTCAGTGTTTCAAGATTTGGATGGTTTGGTGCTGGTGGGTTCTGTTCAGCCAAATGATACCGAAAACTGGATGCCTTGGTCCGACGAAAAGCTTCTTCGATAACCGCCTTATTCAGAAGGTTAAACTCTAAGAATGTGACCGTTCCATAAGACATCCCAGTGATGGCGCCCACAGCATTCACTTTTCCGCCGCCTTTATAGTAGATTCGCTTTTCCCCTGTGGGAAGATTGATCCATAAGTGGTCGCCATGCTCATCGTGTCGAATCTCCGCACAGCTGGCAAAGATATGTTCAAGTCCAAATCCTTCGCAATCCATAAACATTCTGTAGGCTTGTTCTTGGTTATAGGCGAGTACAAGATGATTTGTATCAGGATGACCAGCATAGATGAGTGCCATTTTTTGAGCATCTGACATTGTCTTGCCAGAACGAATGGTTCCCTCGTTCAATTCCATCCTAATACCTTTGAGCGGTTGAAAAATATTCTCTTGTTGCTTAGTCGATAATTTCAACTGATTCATCGGTTTCATTCTCCTCATCTACTTCTATTGGACCAATAAGCGCCTGGCCAATATCAATAAGACCTTGAACTTTACTCTGTTCTTTTTCATTTAACACCAGCTTAGATGCTTTATTTTCGATAATATCAGCCTCAGATTGAACTTTGCGAATTTGCGCTTGTTTCAATTCATCAACGGTGAAGAACTTCAGTAGTTCAGACATAGCTTTTTGCTTGTCATAAAGTTTGACAGAGACACCATCTTTTCCTTTTTTGACCTCTTGAATAAGCGTGCCATCAACTTCTTCACTACTTTTCAATGAAACCTGAGATGACTTGTATGTTTCCAATTCTCCAGTGAACTCGTTATAAACTTCTTGTTTTTCGCCCGCATCATTATAGGTATATAGTTTGTGTTCGGATGATGAGAACTCAACAAAATCAGTAATATCCGAAAAGGCTTGCTTCACATACTCTTGAATCAGATCCTTAACACCAACAAACGTATCTTGCTGCAATTCTGCTTTTAATCGATGAAGTTCTTTTTTTATGTTAGGATTTGCAAGGGCTCTGCTGCCTTCTGTCCTAGCGGTAGTGTATGCACATTGATATGCCTGTTGATAAGCTTTCGTTGCATTGAAGTGTTGTAAATAATAAAGACAGAACAACTTTTGTTGCTCTGTTAGATCATCATTATCTATTACTGGTTGCACCTCTTTTTTGTGTGCAACCTTTTCTTTTTTGGTTGCGCCCTTTTTTTCAGGAGGTGCATTCCACTTTCTAGACTTCCAAGACTTCACTGTATTTATCGATACATCATATTTAGCGGCTATGTCTTTATACTTCATCCCATTCTGATAATCATTGTATGCCTGATTCCACTTTTTCACATTGTACACCACCTCGCTATCATTACTAGATGCATGTTATTTTCTCTCATCTATAAAAATTATAATTTGAGTTACTACAAAAAAAGTTCATATATATTTATTCATTACTCAATTTCCACTAACCATTTTATATATTTTAACAAAATTTTAAACTTTATTGGTTTTTTTGTTTTAGTTTGGTATACTATTTACGGGCAGGTGTTATTATACCGAAGACCATTTACTAAAATAATATCAAGTCATTGCCCAATTCTGCTGGATCTAATCCAGCAGTTTTCTCATAAAAACAAATGGTTCTTATTAAAACTATTTAGACAATAAAATTTGTGTTAAAATAATTTTAGGTAGATACTCCTCAAAACGTATTGGACAAATAGTGTTTTACTCTCTACCTAATCCATCGGACATTTATTTGTCACGATGGTTTTTTTTTTGAATATCTGTTATACTAAATATTAGTAGGGACTCCTTTATTAATTTATCTATGAGACTTCAACCCTACCTTCCCATCGAGATTTATCAGCTCGATGGTCTTTTTTTAGTCACTATGGTAAAATAAATATTAGTAAAGTTCATTTATTTGATCTTTACAAAATGCCACCATC